AACTTTGGCCTCCTCTCAGTCAGGCGGGGATCAGAAGTCGCCGATGAGCCAGTCGGTGTCGATGTCCGGCGGGAACTTGTAGCCGACGTTCGGCCGGGCGGTGATGACGTGGTTCCGCGTGAAGGCGGGCTGCGGGCCGGTGGCCAGGAGCGTGTCGTCATCGTCGTAGTACGAGACGCCGGCGATCGACGGAACGGTCATGACGTTCGTGGTGGTGTCGTAGGTCGGCTCGGTCGGGGTGGCCGTCAGGGTCGCACTGGTGAAGATGGCGAGAACCGCTGCCGGTGACGGCAGGGACGGGTCGGTGCCCGCGGTGCCGTAGAGGAACTCCTTCAGCGTGGAGACGGCGGCCGGGTCCTCCTTCGTGGTGTCGATGGTGATCGTCGAGGTCGGCTTGTACTCGACGCTGTTGACCGTGCCGACGTCGACCGGAGTGGTCGTCAGCTCCCACGAGAACGTCGCCGCCTCCGGCGAGTCGTTGACCGTGGTGTACGCCTTCTCGGACGGGTTGGCCGTGGCGCCGTAGACCAGGTGGATCTTCTCGCCGGCGTCCGGGTTGAGGTCGTTGCCGATCTTGGTGACGTAGGACATGCCGAAGGTGCTGCGACCCTGCTGGCCCACGGCGACACCGGGGGTCGGAGTGGCCGCGCCGTCGAGGGCCGCTACGGACTCGGGCGGGTACGTGAACGCCTCGACCGTGGCGCCGAACTCCTCGGCGGAACGGAGGCTCGCGTAGACGCGGTTGTCCGCGTACTGCTTGTTGACCTCGGCGCCCGACGGCGACTCCGTGACGGAGACGAGACCGTTCCAGGCGTAGCCGTTGGTGTAGTCGCCGGCGGCGTTGACGGTGTAGAAGACGCCCTTCTCGACGCCGTTCTCGTAGACCTTCTCGCCGGTCTGGTCCCACTGCAGGACAGACATGTGTGGTTACTTCCCTTCAGAAGTACAAGTTGAAGACGTCGTGATGGAGGCCGTTCGCCGCATAGTTCCGGTTGAACAGGCACTGCGGAAGTGCCGCGACCTTGTCCGGGATCTCGCTGTCGGGATTCCGGTCGATCACGGTCACCATGTACCGCTTGACGTAGATGTACGGCTTGTTACCAGCGAACTGTGTATCCGCATCGTCTCGTTTGTAGACGATGCACGGATAGTTCATCTGCACATTGGCCGGAGGCTGGAAATATACGTCCGGACAGAGACCCTCAAGGAGAGTCTGTAGTTCAAGGCGTCGGGCCATTGTAGACCCCTCCCAGCCTCAAAAGCAGGCGGGGGTGCTGGACCTCAACGTTCGAGACCTTCCAGCGGACCCCCGCCCACATCACATAGCGAATGGCAAAGAAATGCTCGTTGGCGTATGCATCCGCGACAATGCTGATCGAGTTATCAACCGAGAGATCGTCATTTACACTCTCTCCCGACTGGAGCTTCCGCGTGTTCCGAAGGACATCGCCGACGTAATCACGTTCGACCATGACTTCGTTCCAAACTCCAGGTGCTGTCTCAACTGCTGTCGGGCCGTAACCTACCTTTCCAGAGAACTTTGCCATTGCCAGTGGCTACGTCAGGCAGCCGGACGCTTGAACGTCCAGGAGTCCGCGGCGTTGGTGGCGAAGTAGTAACCCGCCGCCGGCTCCGCGTTGACGACCATGGACTCACCCGCGGCCAGGGCCGGCTGAGCACCCGCGGTGAGGGTGGCGCCCGAGCCGTCCTTGTAGACGACGCCCGTCTTGGCCGGGATGGTCACGACGCCGGTGCTGGAGACGAAGGTCGGCTTGTCGGGCGCGACGAGGACGTTGGCCGCGGCGGTCTTGCGGATAACCTGGGCGGACTTGATCTTCGTGAGGGCGCCGGAGAGCCGGGTCTCCATGAGGTACTTGTACTGGTTGTAGTCGATGTCGAAGTCGTCGAACCGGGTGATCTCGCCGCCCTTGTCCGTGCCGACGACGTAGTCGTTGAGGTTGACGAGGATGCCGACGATGTTGTCCTCGTCCTCCATCGCCTCGACGGGGACGATCGCGTTGACGCGCAGGGCCGAAGCCAGCTCCGCCTCGTCGCGGTACAGGCGGCGGTTGGAGCCGTCCTCGTCCTTCAGCAGGAGCATCTCGGTGAGGACCTGCTCGGTGGTGAACAGGGTCGGCCGGCCGGTGCCCTTGTAGAAGCGGCGGGCGCGGAGGACGGTCTCGATGACCTCGTGGTACGACGAGCTGGCGTCGTCGATGTTGACCCACACCGTGGTCATGTACAGCTCGTGCTCGTTCGCGATCGAACGGATGCCGTCGCCGGAGGCCGAGGCCATCGGGTCCGAGATCTTGTCCGGGTCCGAGACGTCGCGGCCGTCGCCGAAGAGGATCGCGCGCGCGATCTCCTCCTCCAGCATGAGCCGGATCTCGCCCCACAGCCACGCGACGACGTCGAAGTCGGTGATGTCGAGGATGTCGTCCCGGTCGAGCTTCTGCTTCTTGTAGATCGTGGTGGGGCCGGTCTTCCGGGAGGTGACCGAGAACCACTCTTCCTTCTTGTACGTCCCCTTGACGTAGCCCTTGGCGCGGGCCTCGTCCTGGGTGATGTCCGCGACGAGCGACTTGATGCGGGAGAAGGGCCGGCGGTCGACACCGTTCAGAACGGCCGAGACCCACTCGGTCCGGCGCTTGTTCCACTCGGGCGTCTGGGAGATCGCCTTGGCGTCCGGGAACAGGATCTCGATGTTCTCGACACCGTGCTCCAGGGCGACCTCGTCCATCGCCTCCTTCAGCGAGCCGAGCTTGACGGCCTTGGCGGCCATCGCCTTGAACTCGGCGTGGGTGAGGGTCTTCTTCTGGTCCGAACCGGTACCGGTCGCGGACTGGTCGAACACGTTGCGCGTCATGGTGGCGCCGGTTCCTTCCTTGTGGTTGAGGTCGCCCTCATCGGTCTGGTCGTCGGAGTCGTCACCGTCTCCGGTGTGGTCGTCCTGGTCGTCACCGGAGTCATCGGTGTCGGAGTGGCTGGCGTCGGAGCCGGCCTCAAGGGCCGCTTCCACCAGAGCCGCCGCGACGGCCTTGAACTCCTCGGGCATGCGGTCGTATGCCTGCTGGAGCGTCTCGCCCTCGCCGTCGTCCGAGCTGTCGTCGGCCTTGTCGTCGCCGTCGGCGTGCTGGAGGACGATCTCCTCGCCGGTCTTGATGACGGCCTCGTCGGTCAGCTGGGTGAAGTCGTCCGGGTCGTCGCTGTGGGCGATGCGGACGTAGTCGATGACCGCGCCGGGATTGGCGCCGGCCAGTACGAGCGACACCTCACGGATCATGCCGTGGACGACGTTCTTGCCGCCGTTGATGGCCTTCTCGACCAGCTGGTTGGCGTAGATCGACAGGTGCTTGATGTCGCCGTGCTGCACCTGCAGCTTGGCGTTCTTGCCGCTCGGCGTCTCGTTGAAGAACGCCTTGCAGTAGACGCCCTCGTCGCGGTGTTCGAGCACGGCGTAACCCAGGACGTTCTCCGGGCTGCTGTGGCCGTGCTGCCAGACGAGCGGCACCTGCTGCTTGTCCATGTGCTTGAAGGCATCGGGCAGAATCGTCCGGCCGTCAGAGCACTTGAGGTTGGCCTTGGTGGCCCATCCGCCAAAGTCAGGTACCATTTTGACGGTTCCCTCCCGTCTCTATCAGTTGAGGTGGCGACTCCGACGGAGCCGGTTCGAGTTCGAGCTTCGGTCGTGCCGGCCCGAGTTGTTTGTCGGTAGGCATGTTCGGATTGGACAGCTTGTCCGCGGACGGGTCCTTGGCCGGCTTCCAACCGATGGCGGTTCGGATGTCGTTGCCTGTTGCAATGCGGTTTCGGACGAACTTGTCGCCGATCTCCGCCAGCTGATCCATGGCGACGAGCTTGAACGGGTTGCGGTACCACTCGACCGATTGCCCCTGAGTCCGAGCAGTCTTCGTCAGGAAGGCCCGACGCATGGCTTCGCTGATTGCGTCGAGAATCGGGTCGATGGTGCGGAAGAAGTAGTTGTTCATGGCCGCTTCGTCCGCCGTGCCGTTCATGACGTCCGGAGTGAGACCCAGCTGGTTGAACAGCATGTCCGTGAAGTACTTGACCTCGTCGAGGAGCTTGTTCTCCACGGCCCGGTTCAGCTGCGTGATCTTCTCGGTTCCGTCCGTGTAGGCGATGCCGTACTGGCTGCCCTTCAGCTGGAACTCGATGTCCTTTCGGCGCTGTTCGGCCTGCTGCCGGCGAGCCTCGGACTTGATCACGTAAGGCAGCTGGATGATCATGTCCAGCTTGCCGGAGCTGTTCGCGTCGTCAGTCGTGTCCAGAAGGTTCAACTTCCGGATGAGCCGCTGATAGGTCGAGTTCGGCTCGTTCATCACCGTGTAGAGAGGGTTCTCCACAATGGCAACGAAGCGCTTGGGGAGCGTGATCTCTTCCCTCATGCCGGACCGCTCGTTGTAGAGCATGAGACGAACGGCGTCCGGGAACCACGCGATGATCTCGCCGACTCGAAGAGACTTGATGTCGAAGCCCCCGGTGGTAGCCGGGTTCACGGAGGTCTCCACCGGAACGATGGCGCAGACGCCCTTCTCAAGAACGGTCTGTGCGATGTCCTGGCGGAACTGCCTGCCGGCCTGGTCCATGTTGGCTTCGACCTTGAGGCAGTCGTTCAGACCACTCTTGATGTCCTCGACGTACCGTTCCTCGTCATCCACTCGGACGTGTCGAATCGGAACTTCGGAGACGTCGATCGCGATTCGCGTGATGATCGACGCGATGATGGATCGTTCGTTGGTGAACGACATCCTCTGTCGATCGGGCCGGCCGCCGTAGTTGAATCCGCCATGGTTCTGATTGCTGGCATACGGGTCCGATGTGAAGGCGTTCCACGCGTGCTGCAGGCTCGTCTTCAATCGGTTAAGCAATGCCATGAGTCACCTCCTTTCCTGGCTACTCGAAGGCTTCCTTGTTGAGCTTGTAAGCGACCCAGGCATCCATCATGGCGGCCACGTTGTCGATCTTGGCATCCTGCCGCTTCTTCAGCAGCTTCCGGTTGCCGTTCGTGTCCTCCATCGTGATGGCGTTGCCCATCGCGAACTTCATGAGCTCCTGATCAAATTTCAAGAGTCGTTCTTCACTAAGAGTCTTGAGTTCCCCAAGCGGGACAGACTCAGTCCTCGCCCCCTGAATCACTTTCTCGATGCCGAACGGACCGTTCTCCTGCTCCCAACGAGTCACGAACTCTTTGGCGTTGTACGGGTCATAACCAAGTGCGCGAACATCGTAATGCTTGCGCTGGATGTGATCGTCGAGATCCTCGTAGACCTCCATCATGTCGAGGACTTCGCCTTCGAGAACGTGAAGGCTGCCCTCGGCGATGAACTCCTCGTACTTCTGGCGCATGGCGCCGGGGAGCTTGTGGAGTGTCACCGTCGTGATGTAGCTTCGGGTCTTTATGCCATACCCGCGTGGCAGTGGGAAGAGGAATGTGAACGCACAGAAGTCGTCACCCTGGGAAAGGTCAGCCCCAAGAGCGCACGGCATCTGCCAGTACTCACGGACAGGACGATGCGGAATGGTTTCCTCGTAGGTGAAGAAGTACGAGTAGCCTTCCATCGGGATTCCAAACCGCTTAGCCAGGATGTCGTTCCGAGCAGCCGGGGCTTTCTCGGCTCGTTCAACGTCGAGTTGGTAAGTGTCATAGGTGATGGTCTTTCCGAGATTCGGATTGGCCTTCAACCACATGGCCGGGTTGGCGACTTCCTCGATCTCGTCTAGCTTGTAGTGCCAGATCGAAACGTGAGGAGCTTGGTACTCGCCCTTGAGAATGTCAGCGAGTTCCATTTTGATCGTGTCGCCCGAACCGTTCCGGACAGTTCCCTCGGAGCTGATGGCGACGATGAGAAAGTCGTCCAGCTTCGAAGCTCCCTGCTCAACGGCACCGACCACGTCCTCTCGGAGGTCACCGGATAGCCATTCATCGATCGTCGAGATCTTGGGTCGGAGACCCTGGAGCTTGTTGATCGACATCGGGCGGACTTCAAGCAGAGACCCGGTTAGGAAGTTCTCGACGCCCTTCTTGGTCGACGCCAACTTGACGCGGTTCGCCTTGGAACCCGTCGTGTTCTGCATCGAACCTTCGGTCAGGAACTTGAAGAGCGGCCCGCGGCTCCGGATGATGGCAGTTCTGAAAGGCGACATGACCTCGTCAGCCTGCTTCATCGTCGGTGCCGTGGTGATCTGGTGCGTCGTCGACGTGTCGATGTTCAGGAAGTACGCCTGGATGCAAGCTGCGTACATCGACTTAGCGGCTCCTCGGGCAACGATCAAGTACTGCTTGGTCGTCAACCGCTTCTTGACCACCTTGTCGACGTAGTGGCCGTCTTCGCCGTTCTCACCAGGCTCATAGACACTCCGGTTGACGAAGTAGTACCACCCGAAGATCTGCTCGGCCCACAACTTGAAGGTAGGCAGCAGATGAAGGTCACTGCCGTCGGTGAGTGTGAGTTCCTTCTCGCAGTAGAGGATGAAACCCTCGACAGCGTTGTCGTCGTAGTAGATGTTCGGGTTGGCGATGAGCGCGTCAATGCGGTTCATCTCCAGAGAGATCTCCCGGTTCACCGGAATCTCGCCTCGGATCACCGCGTCACGGAACTTCCCGTAGTAGGTCGGGACAGCCGTGTTTGACAAGGCCATGACTAACCCTCCCTTCTACTAGCCACTACCAGCGAGCGCCTTGGCGACCTGCTTGGTGAGGATCTTGGCCGCTTCCTGCTTGCCGACCTGGAGAAGGGTCTCCTTGATGAACTTCCGAGCCTCGGCCTTGGGGCCGTGGTCGCTCTTCTTGTAGCGCTTCTCCAGATCCATGCGCTCCAGGTAGGTCTTGAGCTCGTCGTTGGACAACGACTTGAGCCCGCCCTTCTTGACCTTGGCCCTGGCCCTCCGGGCGGTCGCGTGGTCGTCGGAAGCTGGCGGCCTTGCGCTCTTGAGCTGGGCAGGGGACCGTCGGACGCCCCACTTCATGCCCTTGATTCCGTAATGGGCGAGGACGTCGTCCACGTCCTTGGTGTCACCGACTACGCGGCCGGCAAGGACGGATCGGTCCATGAGTCCCCCTCTCGGGTCACGTTGAGACGCCACTCCATCTTCTCCACTTGAGCGTTCAGGGACTCGATGAGGTAGGACGTCTGGGGTGGATCGAACATGAGTCGCACACGGAAATACATGTACGACTTGACGGAGCTCAGCCGGGGGTCATTACCGAGGAAGTTGTCCCACGTGGGCACGTTGTCTTCGATCATGAACCCGCCGACGGGGCCGATTCCGAGCTGGTGGAGATCGGCGAACACCGAGTTGATGTGCGTCATGACGTCGAGGTCGAAGACCGTCAGCGACGGGTCGACACCGACCATCCTTTTGACGCTGTCGAGGATGCTTTGTGCCACGCGGGACACCTCCCTTCAATGGTACTGCTACAGGCGGCGGTTGACCTCGGCCTGAACGGCCTTGGCGTTGTAGCCGGCGCGCGTGAGCCTCTGGACACGGACCTCACCGTTGCCCCACTTGCCCTGGATGACTTCGGCGGCCAGCTGGTGAACGGTCTTGCGCGAGTTGACGCCGAGGAGGCGGTTGACCTCCTTCTGAACGGCGTCAGAGTTGTAGCCGGCCTTGGTCAGGCGGGTGACACGGTCGGCGCCGTTGCCCCACTTGCCGTCGATGACCTCGGAGGCGATCTGTCCGACCGTCTTCCGCTTCTTGGCCGCCTGCTCTTCGTCGATGAGCTTGTTGACGAGCCGCTGGATCTCGTTCGGGTTGTAGCCGGCGCCGTGCAGCCGCTGGGTTCGGGTGGGTCCGTTCCCCCACTTGCCGGCGAGGACCTCCCGAGCGACCTCTGCGTTGGACTTCTTCTTCGGAGGCGTCGGGTCGACCGTGTCCTTGTCGGAACCGGGGGCCTTGTAGGCGCCGGTGAAGAACAGAGCGTGAACATGGTCGTAGTGGTTGGCCGTGGTATTCCCGCGGTCGGCCATCTTGCGCCGGGCGCCGGGCTGAGTGACGGTCGAGGTGATGTGCTGTTCCCAGATCACGTGCTGGAGGCCGAGGCGGGCTCGGTTGTTCCAGATGTAGTTCCGGACCCAGTCGCCGGCGGCCTCGTTGCGGACCATGAAGTCCAGGGCACGGCCGGAGTGGTGCTCGGTGTTCGACGCGTTGCCGTCGTAGCCCCACATGTACCAGACGTCGTGGCCGACCTTCTGTGCCGCGTCGAAGATCTCCTTGGACTTCGACTTGGTCGGCCCGGTGATCTTGCCGAGCTTGGCGCTGGCGTGAGCGTAAGTCGTCATTCGGCCGGAACCTCCTTCGCGTTGGTCTCCTCGGCCTCGTAGTCGGCGTCGGACTCGTTGGCGAGGACGGTGTCGGCCAGCTCGTCCTCGGATACGTCGTCGAGGGGCGGGCAGGGGGTGCCCGTTTCCTTGTCGGTCATGCTTCCTCCGTTACCAGAGCTTCGTGTCGCCGGGCTTTCGCTCGATGACGGGGCGGGGCAGCAGACTTTCGTCGCCGTAGTGGATGGCGTTGTGAGTCTGGTGCGTTACGGTGATCAGAAAGTCGGGGTCGAGGATGTCCGGGTTTCCAGACTCGATGTCGTCGACGGTCATCGGGTTCATGTGGTGGATATAGAGGCCCGAGTGGATGTCGTATCCCTCGATTCCCAAATCACAGCCGTTGTCCCTGGCAATAACCTCGTGCCGGACTTGCCTCCACTGACGAGACGTGTAAAAAGCCTGGTTGATCCATCGATCGAATCCAAAAGTGGCTTCACCGACTCGCCCGTGGAGTTTCAGGTACTTAAACCGATCCTCAAACGTCAAAAGCTGACGCAGATCGGAATAGTTCCTATTCATTCCGATCAGATTCGGTCGGAGGAGGACCATTTCCGGTATAGGCACGGAAGTAGTCCATCGCTTCGCGGAACAGCTCGTCAGACTTCTTCTGAGACTCCATGGCTTCCTTCTTGACAACCAGGAGTTCGTTCTCATGAGCGATCCGCTGCTGTTCCAGCCGTTCCCTCGACGAACCGAGCTTGAGAAGGGCCGTGGTCTCTGTTGCGGAGGCCGTACCGTCCCGAAGGCGCTGTTCGACAAGGTCGTAGGCCAGCGCGATCATCTGATTCTCTCGACCCTGAGGAGTTGTGGCCGGTCTGCCGACACTTGCAGGCTTGTCAGGGTCCCTTCTCGGTCGTGTGACCACGGTTTCAACTCCTTTCGAGAGGGTTGGGTGCAGGGAAGGGAGAGTTCTTCAGGGGATTCCTTACGCGGAAACGGTCGCCAAACCAAAGC